AAATCAGTTGTGCTAACAACTTCATATCCTATGGCTTCACACATAGGCAGCAATAAATGTTTTGGTGCATAGCTCATATAGTAACTATCGGCATATGCAGCGGGTGCAGGTAGGTCAGCGTTGTTGTAACTGAACATGAATGTTCCGCCGGGACGCAGTAAACCAAAAACCTGAGTTAGATACTTATTAATATTCTCTAGGGTCAAATAATTAAAATAATTCCAACTAAAAACGAATCCAAATTGGTCTTGCGGCAATGCAGATAAGTTGTGGTCTTTGATTAGATACGAACGCAACCGTTGTTGATACTCTTCAGGATATCCTGCTTTTGTGCTGTCAAGGAATTCTTGGAACACATCAACAACATAAAGAGGATCGCACCCAACCATATACTTGGTCCAATGCCCGTCCCTGCATCCAATTTCTAATCCAGGATAGCGCCAATCAACATATAAATCAATTGCTTGACTTACAATCTCATCTGCGCCATTTGGAATGTACAGTTGACGTACTTCTCTAATACGATCAGGATTTTGATAGTGTAGTTCACCTTGATACGAAGGTAAAGAAAACTTTTCCGTTGCATCTCGGTGATCTAGTTCAACTATGTCATTAATTAAAGCAACTTGCTCTAGCGGAGCTTCTAGACTTTTCTTAACGTCATTGAGTGCTGCAATAACTAAACCTAACCTATAAGCGTATTCTTCGCCGTAGCGATCCTGTACGTTAGAGATGTTATTGATGATGCTATTGAGCTCTTTCTCAATCGCTTGAGTGGGAACAAGAGTTTTTAGCTCTTGTTGAAGCTCAACAACATCGTGCAGTTTCATTGTCATGGATTACTCGAATGTAAAGAAACTGTCAAAGGTACTGTTAATATCTGTGCTCGCAGAAATATCCCAGTTAAGAACACCTAGCAAGTTTTCAACCTTCTGGTCCACAATAGTAGATTCCATTAAGCCTTGGTCAAACGGAAGATCCTTAAACCATTGCGGAATTTGTGTTGCATCTGTAGGATAACCAACACTTGTGTAACCAATGGGATTGTCCTTTAGTTTACACACAATGGTCTTCATACCGTCAACAATCTGCATACTGTAGTTGTCTCCGTGCATACGGCGCAAGTTGTTCCAGTTCATAGCAGCACGAACGTGTCCTGGCATGTTAGCTTTACCTAAACGTGCTTCTTCGGCAGTGTACTTGGTTAAGTTGTTAACACGCTTAGGTGTACCTTTCTCCCAAGCTGGCAAATCAGTAAACATGGTTTTAAACTCACGGATATTCTCAATGAGCGTTTCCTTTGTTGCACCTGTTAGAAGTTTTAACAGAATGTCGCTTAAGAAGTCCTGCACAACCTTGGGCGTATCCGATCGCTTCAAGTCAAGCCCCATAGCTTTAACCTTACCTGGCTTACCATCAACATCAAGTCGTTTGCCTTCAAGATCATAGATCAATACAGCGTAACGCTTCTTCTTAATGAATAGGCCTTTTTCTGCAACTAGTTCTCGGCCACCTTTGATAATAGCTCCCATAGCTCTTGGGCAATGGCAAGCACGTTCCATAAAGCCAGGGAATGACTCGTTTACTTGTTCTGCAATACCGTCATAGACTTGGAGACAAATATCCTTGTTCCACTCCATACGGCCTGCTTCTACTTCCGCTTTGACGATCGGCCATGCACTAAAGTACACCGAGTCCGTGTCACCATAGATGACACTTTCGCCAACATGGTCATACGATCCTGTAATAGCTTCGTTGACGAAGCTGTCCATATGCTTGGCAATGATGCGGCCAGTAAGCGTTGTACTCTGGCCAATTCTCTGATCAAAGAACCGGCACCCAGGGTTGAGGATCGCGCCGTAGAGGCTGTTGAGGTTAATCTTTTTAACGAGCTGTCGTTTGTCCCAGAACGCTTTGTCCTCAGGAGTTTCTGCGGAACTCTTTTTGGTTTGCATTTCTTTTCGTTCGGCATACCATCTTTCTAATAAACCAGGAATAATACCCTTAAGGTCGTATTTAAAAATTGTGCCATTGGCGCTTAATGTCCAAGGCTGATTGCTGTTAAAGATAATCTCCCACACTTCCTTTGCAGAATGTGTAGTGCTGGATCCATCTTCCCAGTCAATGTGTAGTTCAGTACCAATCTCGCCAGCCATAACCGCTTGATACTCTAGAGTACCAAACATATTTTCCCAAGCATCTGCAAAACTTGACCCTGCGGCCATTTTGTCTGCAATATACTTGTCAGTCATAACTGTCCGGATTTGTCCAACGATCGTTTCTGGTCCCATGTTAAGGGCACGAATAGCCGAGGGATAGAGCGAGTTAATGTCGATTGCTCCAATGTATTCGTGGATTCCTTTTTTGGGGTAAGCAACATAGGCACCTGCTGCTTGCGTTTCACCGTGATCATCTCTTCCCTTTCGATTTGGTACAATCATACCGCGACTGTGTGCTTCATTAATGATAGCTTGCTCTGTTACGGCAACCGCACCCATTGTGGTTTGTAACAACACAGTATTATCATGAGCAAGTTCGTTAGCAAGATCTAGAAAACGTAGTTTCTTATCTAGCTTTGCTAATAGCATAGTATCTTGTCTGTTATAGTCAATGAACTTTGGAAAGTCTTTGTTGTAAAGTTGATCTAGTGTGCCTTCGTATGCAACTTTACGCTCATCCAATTCATATTCGCCAATCGCATCCAAGCTGTAACTATGGCGCTCTTCGTAAGTGTACTTACGGTAAAGCTGCATATAGTCTAAGTGAACCCGACCTAACAAGTCAAACGTTAATTGTTCTGCACCAAATCGCTCAAACATACGCTGTTTAGGCAATTGGTTCCACAAGCATAGTCTGCGAGTGTCGTCTTTACTCAACACCTTTGTGATACGCATTGTGGTGTACGGAATATCGAAGCCCTCTGAGTTCCAACCGCTTAGAATGTCTGCATCCTCAATAATGTCTAAGAATGTGTTAAGCATGTCTGTTTCTTTTTCAAACAGATAGCAGTTCTCAAACTTATTACAGATTTCCTGTGCTGTTTCCCACGAGTAGGTCTTGGGCGGTACAACAAGCGTAATCATCTTGTCAAGCCAATCCAAGTACACTGAGATAGCAGTAATTGGATTAAAGGGGTCTTCAGGTCGACTATAACCACGCAATGGATCAAAGTCGACCTCAATGTCGAAAAAGCATGTTTGCAACTTTGGAGATGTTGCACCCATGTAGTTAGTTTCTAAGCAACGGAAGATAGGGTTGATGTCGCTCTCCCACAATCTTTTGTCGCCATTACTTCTAATTTCTTTCTGGTATTCTTTACTACTGCGTGTACTAAAGCGACTCACCGGTGTGTCGTAAATTGTACGAAACTTGCCACGTGGGTCATCGTAATAAAAAATGTAATCTGCAGGGTAATCTCTGTATACCCTCTGGCCTTTAACACGTTCCACAACGTGGATACGATCTTTAGCCCTGTCGTATATTGCATCGACGTAGCTCATAACTCTCCTTGTGTAATTTAGAGCTTACACTCACTCTACATGCCGTTTATAGTCCGGCGAGACTAATTAGAACCACCAACGAATTAACGCCGTGAAGTCAATAAGGAACAGTAAAAAATAATTAGCCAGCATACCAAAGGAACGCCGACTATAAGCACACCCAGCGTATACAAGAGTACTTGCAACCCATGGAATGTAAAGATACTTGAGAGGTGGGTTCGGAACGGTGAGTGCCATAGTGAGAGCACAAGCAACGCTAAGAAACCAAGCAGTGACCTCAAGACAAAAACGAACTCGATTGCTTTGGAAGTCACTCTTGATCCATTCCCAAATATTTAACAAGTGGTTGTGCATTACAGAGTCTTGCCGACTGTTTCAAGAATGGTGTTCAACTCGTCGTGATCGCGGTTAGTCTCGCCTAGCTTGGCTTTGTGTGCAATCTTTAGCGCCTTCTTTAGTGTACCTGGTTTGATTTCAAGTTCTTCAGCGATGGCTTTAATGGTATCGTTGAGACCTTCGTTAAGTGTTTCAATTTCGTGCATGACGCCCATGCCTTCGTTGAATAGTTGTTGTAATTTAATTTTAGCATCGCCGTTAAACGTGCGATTGTAACCGTTACCGTTATCCATGTAATATTCTCCTAGTTGATTAGTATACTTACTTAGTTGCTGTAGATCAAGAGTTTTGAATAACCTCAACTGCAAAGTTTCCGCTCAATTTCCAAGCGTCTTCTGTGATGATGTTTGTGGCTAGGTTTTTGCTTGGCCAAACAAACAGGTGCCCGTTGCCAATATCAAACCGCTTGTTGAAATTGATACTCCCCTTACTGTATTCTAGCAACTTGTACAGGACCTTACCGTCTGCATCAAATGCATTGTAGCCAGCCACTTTGCCCTGCTTGTTAACATAGTTTGAGAACGTAGCAGGTGCGGGTGTGCCAAAATCTTGTTCTTCGATGTACACTGCTTTGTAGCCATTGCCTTGCCCATACAAGAATACAATGCTGTGCAGTTCAGTGCAGCCGGCTTCTTGTGTAGTACGGTGTGCATACTCTGCGTACTCTTTGATTTGGTCAATAATTACCGTTTCTGCATCACTAGAGAAGTTTGCATGTTCTACGTTAGGTCTACGTACCGGGCTCAACACACTCTTAGGGACTTTAACATATAGGTTATTGTCTACCTTGACATAGGTGTTGTCGGATTCTTCTTGGGACTTAGTTGGTGCTTTAGTAAGGATACCTAACACGTCTCTGCATTTGATATCCAATGCTGTAGTTCCTGCCTTGACGTCAACAATAGTAGTCGATCCACCACGTTGTTCAACATCAGGATAGAATGCGCCCAGACCTTCTCTAATCACTGCCTCGCCAGCATCATCATTAGGAACACTGTAATGCCATGCTTCTTTTGCATGTGCAGCAATGTTGGTTGCTACTGCCTGAGTAATTAATTTCATAAATTAACAGCAATCTCACACAGCTCGGCAAACGACTTAACTTCGTAATTCCACCAGTTGTATTGTGAACGCGGGCGATAGGTAATTGGGGCGCCACTTTCAGTAAATGTAATATCGAATGCATTACCATCTTTGTATTTGTATGCATGATACGGAATACTAAAATAATATTGCTTACCTGTTACTGCCTCTGTAACAATGGCCAGCATGTGTGCTTCCTTATTTTTCTTACTGATATAAGCAACTCTCTGCGTTGAGTTAGACTTCTTATGAGTTTGGCCGTGCTTTACTTCAATTGGGGTTCCGTTTTTATTAATAAAATCGAATCCTTCCTGACACCGTGGTGCCTGAGTCAATTGAGATTTACAGCTAATTGCTTTTTCAGCCAATTCCCCAATGTTAAGTAATCCATTGGCGTGTATTAGATTTATTGCTTCAGCTAATGTAAATTGAATCCCAAGTTGATCACCAAATACTGTTCTAGTTAATTCGTTATCCATAATAATATTCCTTAATAATGCGTAAACCTATATTGCTACTGTAGCTGCTAATTTACTAATGTGCCACAATTATATAAATTGCTGTCTAGTAAGATCAAACTTTATGGCACACTAGCTTGATATAATTCGCCAATTTATCTTTTATTGTCAAATCGATTTCTGAGCCATGCCCACTCGAAACTTAATTGAAGTTTCGCAGGATCTCCATCTACTTCTTCATAGTATCTAACTGCATCCCGGGCACCCACTAAGCTGTGATAGCTGTGATTGCCTTCTGCTTTGTTAAGCCATTGGTCAAGTCTATATTCTGTTTCTAGTGTAGGCTGCGTATCCATAAACAGGCGTAGCTTCAGTGCTTCACGGAATGCTGTGCGCCACGTAGTCCACGGGTCTTGGTTGAAGTGTGCGGTTCCACTTAGGATAGGCACAGATTCGTGAGGTTGCGATAACGTAAAGTCAATGCCAGGATTGTTGTTTTCTAATACAAGACGCTTGTTATACGCAATCATGCCCATGTGTCCATACACTAGTCCGTTAACAGGATTCTTTGCGTTAAAGATGTAATGCTTGGGTCCTTGCCAATAGTCAGGTTGCCAATCCCACGGAAATTCTGACCCTAATACTTCTAGCTTGGCAAACACTGCAAAGAACCAATCTGTTTCGCTTGCCCGT